CAATAGTGTTAACTTCTGCATCAGTCATGTTAGTTTTTGCAACTTTCACAACAAAGATTTTTCCAGCCAAACCAGTTGATTTAGACATCTTGTTATAGTTGGAAGTCAATACTGAAGCAGTTGCACCTGCATTAGTTACTGTTTGTGCTAAACTTGATAAATCAGCCATTTTATATTCCTCCTATATTAAAGTGCTGCTAATGGAAAACCAGTCACTGCTGTTACAGTTGCTGAAGAAAGGTTTACACTTCCTACACCTACTGATGTTTTCGCTTGGATTAGGTCTTCTAGATGTGCAGCGAAAGTTTCGCCGACGACACCGCCATCATATGTGTCTGTTCCGAAGTCGCCTTCGATAAGCACAGTGATAATTTGACCATCATTTGCACCGTCTGTTCTTGTTTCAGACATACCAACAATGTTACCCATAGTCTTGATAGTGTCTACAACTTCTTTTACAGCACCTGTTGGACCCATTTCAGTATCACCAAAATCAGTTCCGTTTACTGCAAAGTCGATATCAAACGCTGCAAGTGTTTTACCTGTAGTAGCAAGACCTCTGTCTTTCGTTAGTACAGTATTTACGCCATAGTTGACACCTAAAGCGCCACCTACATTTGAGCCAGCGGCATCGTTATCTACATAGTTTGCCGCAATTCTTAAATCAGCCATTATATTTTCTCCTCTGATAATGTTAACCCCGCTCAGGGGCCGCTATTTTTGTTAGCAGTAATATTTATCCAAAATAGGTTTTTTCAGGAGTAATGGTAGGATTTTGGGAGGTTTTAGCGGTATTATTCGCTTTTAAAAGGTGTCCAACGGTCTCTAGGTACTAGTTTAACTTTATCTTTAGTTTTAACGTAACCTTCTCCGCCTGGCTTGCCGCCTGTAGTAGCAACTACATCACCTTCAGCCTGATCAAGTTCATCAATGATCTCGTTCTTGGCTTTCATCAGTTCAGTTACAAGATAGAAGATGTCCTTCATAACCTGTTCCTGTTCCTTAGCAATATTTAGTATCTTATCTTGTTTGTTAGCGGATACCTTAGAATTTTGAAGCCAATTAAGGAAACTGTTTACATTCAAATCTTCTAGTTTCTTTGCCCTGCTCATTTGATTTATGTAGGTGTAGAATATATTGTTTAAATCACTTAGGCCTGCACGTTTTTCAAAAAACTTAGCAATATCACCTTGTGCTTTATTTGCTACCTTTTCTATGTTGCCTAGGTTGTCTGCGTTCACAGCAGGTGCTTTGCTTACATACTGCTGTCCTAAGACAATAAGTTCTGATGATCCATTAAACTGTTGTACATCTTTAATAGGTGTACCACTCTTGTCTCCAAAGTATTGATAAGTGTTATGGGCTGCAACTGCTACTTTACTTTTGGCAATACGTCTGCCTAATTTGCTATCCGCTCTAACATTATAAGTTACTTGGTTAGGAGTAAAACTAATGCTGCCGTCACTGCCATCATATGGTTTTCCAGGATAGTATAATAAGTCAGCATAGATATATCCTTTAAAATCCTGTGGAGTTGCTTTTTCAAAGATAGGCCAAAGGTCTGCCATTTCGCCTGCAAATCTTTCACGCCAGTCCTCGCCTTTGCCTCTACTCATTATAAACTTTTTAAGTTCTTCTGGACTGCCTGATTTGCCTTCTTCTCTACCCCAGTTATTCTTGCCAACTAGTCTAAAGGTTCCGTCATCATCACGTCCCCAGTATAGTGTAGGATATCCGTCCCATTTAATAGCAACATCTGAACTGTCCTGTTCCATATCTTTGATAATTTGCACAGCACGTTTTGCTCCATCATCTGGATTAGTAAACACAAGGTCTTCAAGGTGATTGAATTCCCTGCCTACTGTTGCTTCTGTTAAAAATTCAAATGCTCTCATTTCTTTAATAACTTTTTTTGTCTGTTAGTTCTATCCACATACTTTGCATGCGGAACTTTTAAATTTTTCTTGCCATACACATCGCCTATTTTGTGCATCTTCCCTGGCTTGTCAAATGCACTGTACCTGATGTCTAATACTTCATTAATTCTCATTGACAACATCTATCATTTGTCTCATCCAACCTATGCTGCCAGGCTGATAACTTTCTACTGCTTTAGAGTCAGGAAGCTCTAGTCCATCCTTCTCAAAAGTTTCTCTAGCATCTGCTACTAGTTCTTCATAGTTTGGTAACTTTTTAATATAACTTACAATACCTTCTACACTGTCCATGGTAGACGGAGTTGCTGTTTGACCTAATAAAGTTTTTGCTACCGCATTAGGGTCTTTTGTTATTAGTTCATTTGTTTCTCTATCTATTAATCCATTGTTTGCTGACCACTTCATATCTTTCGTTTTCGCTATGCTGGCAAGCAGGATGTGTCGGTGGACTCCTTTAAATGGGCTACCTTCTCCGCTTCCCTGTAGGCTGAATTTCATCCATTCAGGGTCACCAAACATAAGATCTGTTTGCACAAATCCGTTTGCAGGATCTCCCTTGATTGGAGTTTTGAAATGGACCGAAATGCCTGACTTTCGTATCCACATCTTAGTGTCTTCACCTTCGTGATTCTTTGATACGTAATCTGCTAGTTTGCTTTCTAGATCTGCTTTTGTTGTTTTTGTGCTGTCAATAGCAACATCTATGTCTCCACTGTCTGCTTTCTTACCAGTGGTTCCAAGCATGTTGTCAGTAAGTTCTTGGTCTATTATTCCTTCAAGCCATTGTAGGGTAGGAACAATATCATCTTTCTGTATACGTTTAGTAGCAGCATTGCCTTCAGCGTCCTTGAAGATATTGCCGCCTTCATTTAATAATTCATTACCCGACATTGTTATCTTTCTGCCTTTTAGATTCTGTTATTTTGCGTATACCTCTATTGAATTTAGATACATCGGAACCCTTGATACTATTAATAAATCTTCTCTCTAGATCAAGTGCTGTTTGTTCATCATATGTTTTATGTATAAGTTCCATAAGGTTAATTGCACTGTTAAGTATATTTGCCGCACGTGATTCGATTATCGCCTCAGAGTCTTTTCTATCGGCGATTGCGTTAAGTTCTTGTAAAATTGACCTTGTTTTAACTTTCATATTATTCCCTATACAGTGTATTTAACCTTTTGCGTGTCAAATTATATACGGTATGGCATCGGCTGTCAACTATTATTTAACACACTCATGCAAAATAAGCACTACTCCCATGCATAAAAGTAATGAAAAAACCATTGACTTTTTTATTCTAATGTATTATATTTGTATAAATAAACGTGAATAGGGCAGTGATGCTGTACTATTTGATACACATATAGACACATTGGATAGACAATGCGGATTATCCATCCGTTACAAGTGATTGACGGTTACCAAAGGTAACTGCACCGCCGGGGAAGTTCCGGGGTATCATGCTAACCACAAAGCATCCATACATCGAAGGAGAAAAAGATGACTCACTTAATAAGTGGTCTGATGTCTTGGGTGAATAGCGGGTCGACTAAACGACATCGCAACGATCTACTGACTTGGGCCAAAACTGAATACGGCAACGATTGGAGATATGCATATGAATTTATGCTTGCCAACAACGGTCGTGCACCAAACAATCATGAACTAAATGGGCCAAGAATTTATGGCAAGGAGGTTGCATAATGCGATTTCTACGTAAATTCTTTAAAACGCTCTTCTGGAGTGAAAAGGACTGGGCTGAGAATTATCTCGGTCGTGCTACTGATCACGCTGACCTGGAACGCAGGATCAGGCAACTGGATAGGGGCGAGGTCAAAGTTGGGCCTTTCGGCACATACACGCAGCATTATAGATTTTAACACATACACACAAAAGGAGACTTAGATGTTAATTTGGCAAAGAATGAAAAACACATTTGAAGCAGTTGGATATTCAAGAGCAGCATCACAACTAGCATCACAAGGATATCACGAACAAGCAAGACACTTGTTGTTAGAAAGATCAAAACTAGCAGGTAAAAAACTTGACGCGATACGCAGACTTGAGAAAGTAAAGAAAGCAAAGGCTGATTATGAGCCAGGCGAGCATTACTTGAGAGGTCACAAAGTAGCATTTTGGAAAGGGAAAGCAGCATAATGATTATTAAATTTTTTCAAGCAGCAATACCATTGACTATTATGTTTGGTGTATTAATTTGTTTAATGACACTCAACGGAATGTTTTGGGGAGGTGCATTGTAATGAAAGATTTTATTTGGCACGGAATAATTCCAATGACAATCATGATGGTTATTATGGTAGGAGCAGTTCTACTTGGTAACATTCATTACATTCTATAAGGAGATCATTATGTGGCCTTACACAGATGAAGAAAACGATTTTTTAGCAAGTCCTAAACCTAAGAAACAAATCTAAAAAAATAGGGGAGCCGCCCGCCAAGATGACTCCCCTACAACTTTTTCAAGTTGAGTCTATATATTATTTACGATTGTAGATTGAATATAA